ATTGGCAGCACACGCCCGCTGACTGTTGGGATAGTTGGAGCGGCACCCCCGCTCCACTTTATCGATGCCCACCACGTGATCGTGTACCCAGACGCCTGCCCGCGGACGAACAGCGTGAACCGCCGCCCGTCCGCCTCATTGGACAGGGCCAGCGTGACGTTGCCGGTCAGGCTCAGGACGAACGTCGGGTTGTCGGCCGCGCAGTCCAGGGTGACGGTGCCGGTGGTGGCCGTCGTGGTCAGGGTGACGAACCCGATGCCCGAGCGGGCGGCGGCGGCCGTCGCCCCGCCGGTCCCACCCTGGGCGACCGTCACCGCGGCGGCGTCCGTCAGCACCGTCGCCGAGGCGTTCGGCAGGGTGAACGTCTTCTCGCTGGTGGTCGGGCCGCTGAACTTCGTGAACCCGTTGCCCGTCCCGCCGTAGGTGCTGGCGATGACCTGCGTCAGCGCCGCCGTCCCGTCGAAGTTGTTCCCGTAGATGGCCCGTGCCGTTGCCAGGGCGGTCGCGGTGCCGGCGTTGCCCGTCACAGAAGTCTGGTCGCCGGTGTTCGTCCCCGACACGGTGGCCGTCGCCGACACCGTCAGGTCGCCGGACAGGGTGACGGTCCGGGCGGCGTCCCCGGTGGCGACGGACAGCACCCGGTTGGCCGTCAGGTTAGATGTCGGCTGGATGGTCAGGACGTGGCTGTTGTCCGTGTCCCGGATGCGCAGCCCGGTGTTCCCGAGCCGCAGGCCGTTCGAGTCGAACCGGCCGACCTCGGTGCCGGAGACCGCGAACCGCTGGCTGGCCCCGACCGGCGTGTTGTACACCACCCCGGTCGAGTCGCCGTCCACGGTCAGCGCGGACAGCCGGCCGACGTACAGGACCGGGGCGGACGACGACACGTCCTGGCTGGTGAGCTCGAACAGGTAGGCCGGGGCCGAGACGCTGTTGGAGAGCCCGAGGTCGCTGTTGGCCGTGGCGTAGAGTTGGAGGTAGCCGGTCCCGCTGGCGTTCGTCACCGCCAGGCTGGGGGAGCCGGTGTTGGCGGCCGACATGGTGACCGCCCGGGTGCCGTCCGGGCTGGACACCCCGAGCGAGCTGGTCCCGCTGGCCGCCTTGGCCGTCACGTTCTGCCCGGTCCAGGTGCCGGTCGTCACCGTCCCGAGCGTGGTGATCGTCGCCTGCCCGGCGTAGCTCGAACTGATGTCAACGGTCGGGTTGCCGCTGACCCCGTCCCCGTTCGTCACGCTGATTCGGTTGCTGGTGCCGGTCAGGGTGCGGCCGGTGAACGTGTCGGCCGCCGTCTGGGTCAGCAGCCCGTTCGTGTTGAACGCGGCCAGGGCGGTCAGGGTGCTGTCGGCCGGCTGGTAGGTGCCGGCGGTGACGGCCACGGTCAGGGTGGACCCGGCCCCGCCGTCGGTCAGGGTGATGCCGGTGCCGGCGGTCAGCACCCGCTCGGCCGTCAGGTCCACGTCCGTCCCGAGGACCACGTAGCTGGCCCCGGTCGGCGCCCCGCTCCCGCCCCCGCCGGTGGCGGCAATCGTGACGGTGTCGGTCGAGGCGTTGGTGGTGATGCTGATGCCCGACCCGGCTACCAGGGTGAGCGTGTCGTTGGCCGCGTCCGCCACCACGTTCGACTGCCCGCTGACGGCGATGGTGCCGAAGGTGCTCTGGTCGCCGGTGTTGGCCCCGCTGACGGACGCCGTGCCGGTGACGGTCAGCGCCCCGGACCCGCCGTTCGCCACGGTGACGCCGTTGTAGCTGGCCGCCGTCACCGCCCCGCTGCCGGCCACCCCGTACACCCGCGCCCCGTTCACGTACAGGACGTAGCCGTCGCCGGTGTACGACGCCGGGGCGTTGATGCGGAACCCGGCCTCGGCCGTCCCGACCACCTCCCACTCGCACGTCGCCTGCGGGGCGCTGCCGAAGCCGCTGCTGCGGACCTGCAACGTCCCCTTGGCGCTGGTCGCCCAGGCGAGCGTCCCGCCGGCCCCGGTGTTGGTCACGTACCAATAGCTGGTCGCGTTCCCGGGCTGGATGGAGAACCCGTACCCGCCGCCGTTGACCACCGTCAGGACGGGGACGGTCACGGTGCCGGCGAACGTCGGGCTGTCGTTCAGGACCGGGGCGCCGGTGCCGGTGGCGGCCGTCACCGTGGCGGTGCCGGCGGCGAACACCGGGACGCCGGTGGCGGCCGAGTTGTCCGCCCCCAGCCCGCCGTACCCGGTGGCGACCGCCGTCCCCTTCCACACGCCCGTGGCGACGGTGCCGAGGGTGGTAATCGTGTTCTGGCCGGCGTAGGTCGGGTCGATGCGGACGGTCAGCGTGGAGCCGGCCCCGGCGTCCACAAAGTCGATGCCCGCCCCCTCGGTCAGCACCCGCTCTTTACTCAGGGTGCCGTTCGTGCCGAGGGTGAGGTACGTCGCGTCGGTCGGCGCCCCGCCCCCACCACCCCCGCCCCCGGCCGAGAACCCGCCCGCCCCGTTCAGGAACAGGGTGTCGTCCCCGCCCGCGTCCGGGTGGACGGCCACCAGCGCGGCCAACAGGTTCTCGGCGGTGATCGTGTCCCACCCGTCGGCCGACACGTCCCCGAACGGGAACTTGTCGCCGGTCGCAACGCTGTCGGTGGCGGTGTCCGCCTTGGCGTCGAACTCGGGCACTCTCACCCTCCGGGTACGGGATTATACCTCTGGGCGCCCGTCCACGTCGGTCGGCTCGTACCCGGTACAGCCGGCCTTACTGCACTTCATGTCAACGGTTTTGCACGCCCGGCAGGCCGTCACCGGCAGCCCCAGCCGGGGGAAATCCGGCCGGCCGCACCGGTGCCACGTCTTGCGGTGGTCGAGGGCCAGGGCCGCCCGCTCGGGGCCGGTCAGTTCTTCGCCCCGCCACCGGCACGGCGGCTCGGGGGCGGGCGCTGTCAGCAGCCGGGCCGCCGCCATCAGTGGGGCCGGGCAGGTGCCGCCGGGGGCGTCCTCGACGACGACCCCGGCCGGCGTGTCGTAGTACGTGAAACCGACGTTCGACCCGTTGGTCAGGCCGGGCATCGTCTGGGGCCGGCACCCCGCCGCCGCCGTCGGCGTGCCCTCCCCGGTTAGGAAGTAGTGGGTCGCCGGCAATCCGCACCCGCCGGACGTGACGGCGGTAAACCCGAAAGACCCGTCCACCACCATCTCGTCGCCCGGGACGGTCGGGTGGTATGCGCGAAGTTGAAGCGCGTAGGAATAGGTGCACGTCCCGTCAGACGCCGACCCGGTGAATGCGTCCGACCACTCGCAGCCAGTGAAATAGGGCAAAACGAACTGCCTGCCGCCAAGCACGTCTTCGTACAACGCCGTCGGCCAGCCGGTCGGCATGGTCACGCACACGTACCCGCTCAACTCGGAATCGCCGTAGGAACAGCACTCCCCCCCGCCGCAGCAGCAGGAGCCATCCCGCGTCTCGGTTCCGGTCGCTGGTAGGGCCATTACGGGTCCAGCACTCGCACCTGTTGGGTCGTCAGGGTCAGCACCCCGTCCACGCACTCCACGTCCGTCAGCACCGTCACCAGCGAGGTCGGCGGCAGCCACCCGACCAGCACCGGGAACACCTGCGTCCCGGTACTCCCCGGCGTGCCCAGGAGGGCCACCGGGCCGAACGTGTTGCTGCTCGTCAGGTACACCTGGGAGGCGGTCGGGGCGGCGTACTTGTGGCTCGTGCTGGTCACGTTCACCTTGGCCAGACACACCCCCTGCACCGCCGCCCGCCCGACCGTCCCGGCCGGCACGTCGTCCAGCAGCACGCCCACCGGGTCGGCCGCCGCACCCGGCGTCGAGCCGGTGAACAGCGGGGCCACGTTCACCGCCCGGGGGGCGTCCGCCACGCTCACCTCGGACGCGCCCAGCTTGAGCACGTCCCCGGCCACCCGGTCCGCCCCGGTGTTGTTCCGCACCCACACCGCGCACGCCGGCCGGAGGGCCGCCAGCGGCACCGGCCCCGGCCCGCCCAGCCGGGCCGCCCGCCGCTCGTCGGCCACGTCCACCAGCTCGTTCCAGGTGTTCGCCGTCACCCGGAACGGCTCGCCCGCGTTCAGCTTCTCCGGGGCGCTCACGAGTACACCCCGAGCTGCTTGAAGTCGGACGGCTCGTACACCCGCTCGACGTACACATGCACGGGCGTCTGGACCGTCACCCCGTTCGACACCCCGGGGGCGAACGAGTACCACACGAAGTCCCACCCGCCGACCTGCGTGTTGTCGCTCGGGTTGTCCAACAGCGGCTCGTTCCGCCGCTTGGACGCGGCGAACTTCCAGGTGACGGTCCACGCCCCGTCGTCCCGCCCCTGCCCGCTCGCCCCCAGGAACAGCAGCTCGGAGTACCCGGCCGTGTCGCCGGGGAACCCCATGAACGTGGCGTTGTTGACGGTCCCCGTCATCGCGTACACGGTCTGCAACCAGCCGAGCGTCAGGTACGGCACCTGCCGGGTGACGCTGAACTCCAGCTTGGGGACGACGATCTCGCACCCGGCCACCCCGTCCGGCCCGACGTTGACGGCTTGCAGGTGGGTGGGGGTCGGGTTCGGCCAGGTGGTGGCCGACTTCTTCGCCCTGGTGGCGTGGGACTTCCGCAGCGTGGCCGCCCCGCCGCCGGTGTCGAACGACCACTCCCGGCCGAGCTTGTCCCCGGCCGCCGGCTCCGGCGGGGTGGCCGGCGGGGTGGTGCCCGGCGGGTAGGTGGGGCCGACGGTCGGCGTCCCCAGCCCGCCGCCCGGGGCGGCCCCGCCCGCCGGCACCCCGTACCGGGCCGTCACCGTCCACAGCCCGCCGCCGTTGAACGACGGGTCCAAGGCGACCAGCGGCAGCCCCCGCAGCACCGCCGGTATCCGCTCCGACCCGGCCGGGGCGGCGTCCTGCCGGCGGCAGGCCAGGAGCACGTCCGACAGGTCGTCCGACCCCCGCGCCCAGTACGTGGTGACGACCCGCGGGGCGGTCGGCTCGACCGTCACGTCCTCGGTGGCCAGGCGTTGCAGGCGGACGGCTTCCGGCACTTACGTGGCCCTCAGTTGGGTGGCGGCGGCGATCTTCTCCGGCAGCGCCCCCACCTTGTCGTTCAGCTTCTTCAGCTCGTTCAACTGCTGCTGCGGGACCGACCCGCCGAGCGTCGCCAGGGCGGACGGGCCGCCGCCCAGGAACCCGCCCCGGCTGGCCCCGCCGACGAACCCCGGCGCCCCGCCCGCCCCGTTGCCGAACCCCGGTGGGGCTTGGCCGGCCAACGCCCCGCCGAACCGCTTGAGCAGCTCGTTGAACCCGAACTGGGCGATGCCGGTGAACGCCCCGAACTTGAACTGCCCGAACCCGGCTTTGATGGAGTCCAGCCCGGCCCCCGCGGCGCTGCCCGCAGGCGGGCCGGCGACGGAGAACGAGCCGGACAGGATGTTCAGGTACTTTTGCAGTTGCGTGAATCCGCTCCGGCCGGCGATGACCGCCAGCCCCGTGATACTCTTGGCCACCGTCTGGAACGCGGAGTTGATGCTGAGCACGATGCCGGCCGCCACCTGCTGCATCGTCTTGAGCACGTCGTCGGCGAACCCGTTGACCACCAGCCCGGCTGCGGACAGCCCCGTCGTGAAGGCGTCTGCGATGTCTTTTGCGACCACATTCGCCACGTCGGCGACCAGCCCGAGCTTCAGCACCTGCTGGGCGAAAAACTGAACGGACTGGGCGGCGAAATTGAACGGCTCGCCCAACTGCGGCCCCAGGACCGCAGCGGCCGACGCCAGCCGGGTCGTCCAGTTGACCGCCGATTCCACCCAGTTCGCTATGGCCGTCACCGTCGGGGCGACCGCGACCGCCACCGACCGCCACGCCCGGGACACGGCCGCCGACGCCCCGGCATACGCCAGGGTCGCCTGCCGGGCCTGCTCCACGTCGGCCGCGGACACGGCGTACAGTTGGGCCTGCCGCCGCAGCTCGGCGCTCGACAGGTTGAGCATCGGGATGAGGGTCTTCATCCCGTCCTCGCCGGTGGCGAGGGCCAGCGCCCGGAACTTCTGGGCCGGGTCGTTCACCGCCTGCAAGGCGTCGAACAGCTTGAAGATGCGGTCCCCGGCGTCGAGCTGGGCGAACTCGGCCGCCCCGACGTTGAGGATGCGGAACAGCTCCTGGGCTTCCTCGCCCTTGCCCTGGACGGCGTTGGTGATGGCCGACCCGAACTGGCTGATGGACTCGATGGACTCGCGGACGCCGCTGCCGTTCCTCTCCATCACCCCGAACAGCCCGGACAGCTTCTCGACCGGGGTGCCGAACGCCTGGGCCGTCTCCCCGATGCGGGCGATGTCCCCGAGGGTGGCCGCCGACCGGGCGAGCACCGCCCCGGCCGCCACCCCGGCCCCGGCCGCCCACTTGGCGAGGTCGGCTGCCCCCTTCTTCAGCCCGGCCGTCAGCCCGGCGTCCCGGGTGCCCAACTCGACGTAGGCGGCCCCGGCCCGGACCGCCCCGGCCGACCCGCCCCCGCCGTCCCCGCCGGACAGTGCCACTCGTCACCCCCGCTTGGCCATGCACTCGAACGCCCGGTCGATGGCATCCCACGCCAAATCGCTCTCCGCGTCACTCACCACCCGCTTGCCCGGCTGGCCGGCCGCCGCGTCCGCCAGCCGCACCGGGTTCAGCTTCTCCGGCTCGAACTTCGCGGTGGTGAGCCGCCCCACCCACGACATCAGGGCGGCCGTCCGGTCCCACTCGGCCCGCTCCCGCTCGTGGGCCATCCAGTGCAGCTCGCGGGGGGTCAGGGGGTCGGGGCAGACGCCGACGGCCCCGGCCCACCGGCAGGCCCGCTCGAACCACCCGGCCGGCCGCTGACGAGCCGGTCCATCTCGGCCAGGAACGCCCCCGTCGTGCCCGCCGCCCTCAGCCGCTCCGAGGTCGGCAGGCCGGGGAAAAAACCGGCGAACTCCTCCGCGACGGCCGCCCGGACGGACGCCGCCGCCGCCGCGTCCAGCGGGGCCAGCCACGCCTCGTAGTCGAGCGGGGTCTGGTCCCGCACCGCCGCGTACACCCCGGGGTACACCCGGTAGGTGTGGACGAGCAGGTCGTCCACGTACCGCTGCGGGTCGTCGGCCAGGGCGTAGAAATCGACGCCCGATTCCGCCGCCACCCGCTTCACCAGCCCGTGCGTCAGCCGCAGGTGGTACGCCTGGCCGCCGATGCTGAACGTCGCCATCTAGCCCCCCATTGACCCGCGGAACTGCCGGATGAACTGCCGCCGGACGGACATCAGGGCCGGCACCATGTACGGCCGGGCGGCCACCTTGTACCACCGGGTCCGCAGCGGCAGCCCGGCCAGCCGCCGCCGGCTGCGGAGGTCCGCCCGCTGCCACCGCCCGGCCTTGAACACCTCGACCTTGCCGGCCACCCCGCCCCGCTCCAGAACCCCGGGGATCGGCCCCCGGGTCAGCCCCTCGAACTGGGCACCGGGCACGGCACCCGGCGTACCGCCGCGGTGGAACAGTTGGTTCGTTTTCGCCGGGCCGACGACGACCGTTTTCCGGACCGGGTCGTACACGAAATAGATGAACCGCTTGAGGACGCCGGTGTGGGACGACGGCGGCTCGCCCGGCCGGCTGACCCGCTTGCGGGTGCGGATGAGGCTCCGCGCCCGGGTGCGGACGAACGCCCCGAACCGGGAGAGCGACTTGACCCGGGCGCGGTCCACCCGGTCCAGCACCGCCTTGCGGTCGAAGAACCAGTCCCTCGCCCGGTCGATCTCTTTGAGCGTCCGGAACGTCCCGATCCTGCCCGCCACGGCCGGCCCCCGGATCAGGTGTAGGCGGTGTAGGACAGCGCCGGCCCGGCCCCCACCTCGGCCCGCTTCGGCACCGCGTTCGTGGTGTCCGTCGTCGCCGTCGTCGGCATCATCTTGATTTCCGGGAACAGGGCGGCCCCGGCCGACTGGTCCTCGTTGTGCGAGGTGAACAGGAAGTCGGCCCTCACCCCCCGCGCCCCGACCGTCGTGCTGCTGGCGTTCAGGACCAGCATGTCGAGCGGGGTGTCGGAATCGACCGCCGCCGCGATGGCCAGGTAGTCGGCGTCGTCCAGGCTGGCCTGGATCTTGAACGTGAACTCGATGTTCAAAAACGTCTTGGCGGTCAGGGCGACCCGGTTCCCCCGGACGGCCTGCTTGACCACGTCCCACTCGCCCGTCCGCTGGAAGTCGCTGATGCCCGTGACCTCGTTCCAGGTCGGCGAGCCGTAGGTGCCGGTGTTCCGGTACACCTTCGCGTTCATCCCGAGCAACATCGCCTACTCCTCCACTCGGAAGGTGAACACGGTTTCGGCCACGAACCGCTTGTCCGCCCGCAGCCGGTCCGGGTCGTACAGAACCGTCTGATCGGCCGCCTCCGGCCACGCCGTCCCGGCCGGGCCGGTCAGCGTCAGCGGGGTCCGCGGGTCCGTCAGCTTGTCCCACGTCTCCGTCTTGACCCAGTCGAGCCGGGCGTCCAGCCAGGCGTCGGTGACGGACCCGGCCGCCGTGTACAGCTCGGTGACGACCACCCGGACCCGGTACAGGATGCGGTCCGTGTCCCGCGTCACCGGCCCGCCGTCGGCGTACCCGTCCATCAGGACGAACACCCGCCGGCCGGCGGTGCGGTCGTTCTCCAGGTCCGGGGCCGGGACGGTGCTGACCGTGGCCGGGCTGCCCGTCCACCCGTCCTCGATGCGGGCGACGACCGCGTTTCGGACGGTGGCGATTCGTGACGCCAACTCACGGCCCCCAGGTCAGCCGGTCCCCGCCCCACGTCAGCCCGCCCCAGCCCACCCCCACCCCCGGCTGCGTGCCGGTGTCGCTCACCCGGGCGCACCGCACCCGGACCACCGTGTGGGCCGAATCCTGCCAGTCCCACGGCGGCAGCACCCCGCCCCGCGGGATGACCTCGTAGACTTCCGTCTCGCCCCCGACCGTCTCGGTCAGGGTGTCCCCCGGCTGCGGCTCGCCGAAGGCGGCCAGGTCGGCGTACCGGAGCAGGTAGTCGCGGTCCGTCCGCACCCGCACCACGTACTCCCCGCCGGCCAGCCCCGCCGCGTCCCGGTCGGTGTTGCCGACCCACGCCGTCAGCGGCTCGGCGAGCGAATCGCGGGTGTAGGTGACGCTCACCCCGGCCGCGACCAAGCCCTTGCGGGCGAGCAGTGCCTGGCCGCGGGCCATCAGGGTCGCCACGCCGCACCCCCGGGGTTAGTCCTGGGCCGTCCGCACCCGCAGCCAGTCCACCGCGACCTTGTAGGTGTCCGTGCTGCTGGTCTTTTCGAGGTGGGCGAGCAGGAACAGCGGGCCGGCGGCGGCGTTCACGTTGAACACGGTGCTGCCGAGCACCAGGGCGCCGTTGACGTAAATCTGCACGTCGGCCGGGTCGCGGCCGTCCATCCAGAACTCCACCCGGCTGGCCAGGGCCGACCCCTCGGTGTAGTCGGTGGTCGTGTCGGTGGCGGCCACCTCGGTGGTGCCGTCGTCCGACTCGGCGTTGATGTTGGTGTTGTTCGCGTCCAGGTGGATGAACACGCTCTCGGCGATGCTGTCGGCGTCCGTCGCGTGCGTCCCGCTGGCCACCCCCAGGCTCAGGTCGGCCGCCGTCCCGGCCCCGTCGCTGATGACCCGGAACGCCCCCTCCACGATCCAGTTCGCCCCGACGGCGAACCCCTCCACGCTCAGCGCATCGACCTTCTGGGCCTCGTTCGTCGCCGTCAGCTCCAGCACCGTCGAGCCGCCCAGGTTGACCGGGTAGCCGAACCCGCCGGCGGCGGCGGTGCCGGCCAGGACGCTGATGAACCCGTCGCGGGCCAGGTCCACCTTGTACGCCGGCCTCTTGTTCAGGTTGACCACCAGGGTGGTGGCGGCGCTGGCCGCGTCCCCGACGGCGGTCCCCATGAAAAAATCGCGGTCGCTGACGCTCTTGTAGGTGGCCACGTTGGCCGAGTGGTCCCAGTACACCGGGCCGCCGTCGAGGACGACCACCCCGGCGGCCTTCTCCACGACGAACATGCCCTCCGTGTACATGGTCAGCCGGTCGCCGCTGACGGCGGCGTTCAGCCCGGCGTTCACCCCGGCCTTGCCGTCGGCCAGTTGGTGGACCTCGCCGGCCGCCACGGCGGCGGTGGCGGCCTTCAGGATGGTGTCGTCGTCGCGGTAGTACAGCGCTTCGGCCATCGGTCGGACTCCTCACAGGGGCGGCCGGCGGACTCACCCGCGGCGCGGTAGGGGGCGGTCACTTCTTCGCCGGCTTGGCCGGCTTCGGGTCCGGAGCGGCCGGCGGGGCGGGCGAGGCCGGGCGGGCGTGGCCGAGCCGCAGCAGGCTCTCCAGGCACCCGGCCAGCAGGTCCGACCCGTCGGCCTCGTCGCCGGCCTTGAACGGCCGGCCCTCGACGGTGATGTCCGCGGCGAACACGTAGCGGGGCACGGCGGCCTCCCGGGTCAGGCGGTCGTCTTGCGGAGGCCCTTCCAGTCGAGCGCCTTGGCCCCGATGTCCAGCTTGATGTCCCACCCCATCCCCCACTGGCCTTTGTCCAGCGCGAAGCTGCGGACCTGCGGGGCGCGGCCGGTGCCGCGGAGGTACGCCACCTCGATGGTGTGGGCCATCGTGCTGGCCAGATACCACGTCGAGGTGGACCCGCCGTAGGCGGTGGCGGTGACGGGGTCGGTGACGCCGTTCTCCAGCCGCGGGTCGGACACCAGGGTCAGGTTCTCGTCCGCCAGGGTGTTGGCGTTCCCCCGCTCGGCCACGCTGCCGGCGGTCCCGGCCAGCACGATCTGGGTGCTGTTCAGCAGCTCCTTGGCCGTCCACCGCAGGGTCGGCGGGACGATCAGGTGCGTCGGCATCAGGTTCAGGTTGACCGAGTTCTCCCGGATCACCATCATCGCGGCAATGGCCGTCTTGAGGGTGGCAGCGGCCAGGGCGCTGGTGGTGCCCAGGTTGCCGTCGGTCGAGTTGAACAGGGCGCGGGTCGTCTGGGCCAGGGTCGGGTTGGCCAGCAGGATGGAGTACACGAGGTCCGGCCGCAGCCGGGCGGCGGCCTGGGACAGCCGGCGGGGGGTGTCGGTGAACACCCCGAACCGGTCGTCGATCATGTCCTGCTCGTCGATCACGAACTGCTTGGCGTACCGGGCGATCTTGTACGACTCGGCGGTGTCGTCGTAGTTGGCGTGGGCCGCCTCGGTTCCCCGGGGCAGCCGCTCCAGCCCCGGCCCGACCTCCACCCGGGGCCGCTCGTTCGTCTTGAAGTCGGCCACGTCGGTGGTGGTCGTCCACCCGGCGGTGGTGTCCGCGAACTCGGCGTAGCTGGCCAGCACCACCGTGTTCACGTTGGTGGTGAAGATGTTGGTCAGGGTGCTGCCGCTGAACGCCGCCTGGATCAGCTCGGCCCGGCTGTCCGGCACCTCCCGGCCGTCCATCCGCAGGCACAGGGCGGCCACGTCCAGCAGGCTCTTGTCGCCCAGCCGGTGGCTGGCCTCCATCAGCCGGTTCCGCTCGCCGCTGTTCAGGTCGGCCCGCAGCCACGCCGGCGCCCGGCCGACCGCCTCCGGGCGGTTGAACGCCGGGTGGTCCAGCCGGCCGACTGCCCGGAGGATCATCGCCCCCTCCAGCGCCTGCCGGGTAGTGTCCCGGTCCATCGACCGGTCCACGATAGCCGGTCCCTGCCGACTGGCCCGCAGCGCCTCCAGCTCGGCCCCGCGGAACTCGGCGGTCGCCCGGTCCACCGTCCACCCGTCGGCCACCGCCTGGGCGGCCAGGGCCGGGTGCTTGCCGCCGAACACGGCGGTCACGGCGGCGATCCGGGCTTGTTCGGCGGCGACCGCGGCGCGGTAGCCGGCCACCGCCTCGGCGGCGGTCGGGACGGCCGCCACGGCGTCCGCAGCGGCCTGGGTCAGCGTCTCGTCCATCGCAGCACTCCGCACGGGGGCAGGGCCGCGGGCGGCCCGGGTCGAGGTCTGGGAACGCGCCCGCCGGCGGGCCTCGGCCGCCAACTGGGCCAGGGTGGCGTCGAGCGACTGCACCCCGTCCACGAGCTTCCGGTCCAGGGCGTCGGCCGCGCCGAACACCCCGCCCGTCTTGACCGCCTCCAACTGCCGGTCGGTCAGCCCGCGGCCGGACCGGACGGCCGCGTCGAACGACCGCTGGGCGTCGTCCACCAGCCCGCGGAAGTACGCCTGCTGGTCCTCGGTGACCGGCGCCCCCGGCGCCCCCGCCCCCTTGAGCGGGCCGGTGCCGAACACCAGCGTCTTGACCCCCGCCTGATCGGCCGCCCCGCTCAGGTCGTACACCACGGCCAGCGTGCCGATGGACCCGACCAGGGCGGTGGCCGTGTTGGCGAACACCTTGTCCGCCTGGCTGGCCACCCAGTAGGCGGCGCTCGCGCCCAGGTCCTCGATTTGTGCCCAGACGGGTTTTTTCTTGCCGGCGGCCTTCACGTCGGCGGCCAGGTCGGCGGTGCCGGCGACCGACCCGCCGGGGCTGTCGATGGCCAGCAGGATGGCCGCCACCTCCGGGTCGTTGGCCGCCTGCCGGACGGCCCGCCGGGCGGCCACCGTCGAGGTGCCGCCGCTCATCGACCCGACCGATTTCATCAGCGTCCCGGTCAGCGTCACCACGGCCACCGTCTGGCCGTTGGCCTTGACCGGGGTGTACTCCAGGGCCGCCTTGAGCAGGGGCGGGGCGGCGGCGGCGACGTGGGCCGCCAGGTCGGCCCGCCGGGCCAGGTCGAGCAGGGCCGACCCGGCGGCCGGCTCGACGGCCCACACGCCGACGTAATCGCTCAGCCGGCGGAACGCCGGGACGGTCAGGGCGGTCAGCGGGTCACTGGTCAACGGCCGCCTCCTCCGGGGTGGCCGCCGGGGCGGCGGGGGCGGGGGCGTTCGCCGGGGCCGGGAACGTCACCCCGTACTCGGCCTCCAACTCCTTCTGCCGGGCCAGCTCCTTGGCCTGCTGGGCCATCACGTCCTCCCAGTCCTTCCCCTCCTCGGCGCACAGCTCCTGCCGGGTGGTCAGGCTGAGGGCCAGCCGCTTCTCGGCGGCGGCGGCGTCTTTCTCCGGGTTGATGCTGGCGAACCCGTCCCAGTACCAGTCCCAGTCCCAGTCGGCGTAGGGCGGCAGGCCGGGCGGAATCTCGCCGGCCAGGGTCGCCTCCTCCAGCCAGAGCAGGAACACCGGGTCCAGCACCCGCTCCCGGAACTCGTCCCGGTTGATCCAGACCGACTGCTGGTAGGGCAGGTGGTCGAGCTTGCCGGACGCGAAGTTGAACCCGGACGAGTCGCCGGTGATGAGGTTCTTGGGGACGAGGTGCGGGCGGCTGACCTCGTTCAGCTTGTTCCCGCTGAATTCCCCGTAGGTGGTGGTCGGCTGCTCGGCCCGGAAGGCGCTGGCGTCCCACCCGTCCGGCAGGGCCAGGAACGACCCGCGGGCCAGGGCCACCTCGTCCATCGTCTGGACGGACGGGTTGCCGCTGTCGTCGGTCGGCGGGGTGCCGTTCGTCTTGAGGACGCCGGCGATCATGGCGGCGGCCTCGGCCGCCGTCAGCACCGCCGCCCCGTACCGCCGCAGTTGGGCGCCCACGAGCAGGGTCGGGGCCGTCTCCGGGAACCCGCGGTACTGGCCCGGCTTGTCCTTCCGCCACCAGTGGACGACGGCGTCGGCCGGCAGCGTCTCGGTGGCCAGCGTGACCGCGAACGACTCGTTGGCCGGCTGCACCAGCACCCGGTAGCTGACCGGGTTGCCGGCCGCGTCGAACCGGATGCCGTCCACCTCGTCCCGCCCGTCCGGCCGCAGGTAGCCGCCGGTGACGCGGGCCGGGTGGAGGTCGAACAGGTCCAGCTTGACCGGGTGGCGGACCTTCGGGTTGGTGATGACCTGGGCGAACATCTCCCCGAGCACCACCCGGTTCCGCTCCATCAGCCGGGCCTTGCGGGCGAACCCGGTCGCCTTGCACCAGCGGGTGAAGCTCCGCTCCACCCGGCGGGCGGCGTCCCGTTGCTCCGGCTCGACCGTCAGTTGGAGCCGGGGGCCGGTGCCGATCAGGTCGTTAGCGATCTGCCGGACCAGCCCGTTCAGGTAGCCATTATGGTCCGTCTCGTAGTCCGACCGGTCCCGGACGGTTTTCCGCTGGCCCGGGTCGTTCGCGTCCCGGGCGCCGGCCCCGTCGGCGAACTGCCAGTGGTTGCGGTCCTCCTTGCGGTCCAGCGACGCCTCGTGCCGGGCACCCCGGGCGGGGGCCGGCTGGGGGGCGCCGAACAGCCAGGAGCGGACCGCCCCGAGCATCAGCAGTCCCCCCAGCCGGGGGCGACGTACCGGGCCGGCCGCAGCCGGTTCCACGGGGACTTGGCCCCGCCGTTCGGGTTGGTGCCGGCCACGGCCTGGGTGGCGGCCAGCTTGTCGGCCACCTTCAGCCGCTTCTCCGGGTCCATCGCGGTCGTGGTCTGGTCCCCGGACGTGAACGACGACACCCCGGCCTCCGCGTCGGTGGACACGGAGTCGCGGATTTCGTCCGGGGTCGGGACGGGCACGGGCACGCCTCGCGGCAGTGGGATACCCCCACTGTCACGCGGGCGGACGCCAATAAAAGGTGGACGGTAGCGAACGGATGGGATAGAAGGTGCGGAACCGGACCGGGGTCAGGAAGCGGACCGGGGCCGCTCCTCGGTGGTCAGGGAGAACCCGCACCACGGGCACCGGCGGCGGCGGACGACCAGCCCGCGGACGGATTTCCGGGTCTTGAACTGCTTGAGCGGCACGGCGCACGCCGGGCAGGTGATGCCGCGGGGCTTACGGGCCGGCGCCGGGTCGGGCATGGACCCACCTCACAGGGGGATAGCGTGGCGGACCGGGAGATCGTGGTACAGTCCGACAGCTTCGGCACCGGCTGCGGACTCGGGTGCGGTCTAATCGCGGCCGTGGCCGCCTGCCTCGTCGCACTGGTCGGGCTGTTCGTGTTCGTGTGCGGCGGGCTGGCGATACTCGGCACTGTCGCCACCCCGAAGGACCGCCCGGCAGTACAGACCCCGGCCACCGCCCCCGGCGTCCGCTAGCGTGCCCCCGCCGCCTGGCGACGTTTCGCCTGTAGTTCGCTCAGCCTCACTTTACCCGCCCGCGGCTCGGGCGGCTGGCCGCCGGGGTGGAACGCCAGCCCGTCCACCGACGCCGCCACGCACGCCCCGACCAGGCAGTCCAGCAGGTGGTTGTCCGGCCGGTGCGGGCGGGCCTGCCACTTGTCGAACGTGTCCCCCTTGAGCGTCGCCGGCTCGGCGTACTCGGCCGCCAGGTGGTCCGACAGCAGGGCGTGCGGCCGGTCGTCCGTGCCGAACACGGTCAGCGCCCCGGCCCCGCCCGGCGGGGTGGCCAGCCGGTCGTAGAGAAACGTTTTCCAGGCGTCCGGGTCGAACTGCAACAGGCGTTGGCCGGTGCCGGTCAGGGTCAGCTTCCAGTGATACCCGGTCCGCTCCCCGGTCCGGGCCTTCCACCGGGCCACCCCGACCTGTGTCGTGCTCCGGCCGACCCCCTTCGACGGCAGCAACAGCCCGGCCAGCGGGGACGCCCGCAAGGCTTTGTAGACGGCGTCGCTTTGGTCCCCGGCGTCCACCAGGCACCGGCCGACCTTGAGCGGCGGCCCGCCCCCCGCCCGCGGGTAGTCCGCCCCGCACACCGCCGGCAGCAGCGCCCCGAGGCCGGCGTACACCCGCTGCGGCTCGCTCAGCCCCTTGTACACGTCCGCCAGCCCCGGCCGCGGGTCCGTCGCCGCGAACACCGAGCGGGTCTGCTTCGGGAAGCAGCCGTAGTCGATGAGCGTCCCGTTGAACCGGCTGTCCCAGGCACACACGGCGTACCAGAGCAGGTGGCCGCCCACGTCCACGAACGCCGTCAGCCGGTCGCACTCGGCCGGCACCTGGCCCCGCGGGGTGCCGCTCGCCCGCTTGACCGCCGCCCGCCCGTCGATGCTCTTGGCCCCGGCCGCCAGCCCGGCGTCGGGCGCGTTCTGGTATTCCGCGTCGAACCCCCGGATGTCGTCAATCCGCAGGTTCATGGCCGCCTGGACGGCCGATATCTCACAGCCCGGGTCGAACCGCTCCAGCCACGCCGGCGCCGCCCCCGCGTCCATCGCCTCCCGGTTGGCCCGGTAGAAGTCGGTCGCCTCGCCCCCGTCCCGGTCGTGCCGCAGACTGTCGTGCCGCAGCTCGGCGTACCGGTCCCACAGGTCCATCCGGTCCGGCAGGGCATACAGCAACTTGAACCGGTCCCCCTGGAACTCCGGGTGCCGCTCCCGGTCGAGGAGCCGGTCGGCCAGGTCGAACGGGTGGATGACGGTACACGGGACCGCCATCGCAATCGTCTGCCCCGGCCCGGCCAGCCCCTTCACCGCCCGGTTGAGCGTCTTCTCCCGCCGGTCGGTCTGGAGCGGGGACTCGGCCGACTCGTCCGTCTGCGGGTCGTCGGCGATGGCGAAGTCCGGGCGGATGGTCGCCCCGTCCGCCGCCTTCGCCTTCATCCCCCGCATCCGCCCGGTGATGCCGGCCACCCGGATGCGGGCGCCGCTGGCCACGCTCCCCCGGACCGTCGGCAGGACGAGCAGGTCGTTCGTCCAGGTGATGCGGGTCCGCTCGCCGTCGAGCAGTTGGCCGTTGGCCCGGTGGGCGATCCCCTCCAACGCCTCGATGGGCTGGCAGATTTCCGGGAAGTCGGCGGACAGGAGGGGGTTGGACTCGAACTCGGTCTTGATGCTGTCCAACATCTCCACCGCCGCGTCGGCGGTAGCCCCGACCAGGACGACGTACCGCCGGTGGCCGTACCCCACCGCCCACTCGGCCGCCGCCTCGGTGAGCGACGTTTTGCCGCTCCCCCGGGGCATGGCCAGGGCGAACAGCCCGCCGTTCAGGACGGCGGTTTCCAGCTTGGCAATCGCCTTGAGGTGGTCCGCCGAGAACGGCTTGGTGAACGTCTCCCCGCGGTACGTCTCGCAATACGCCCGCAGGGAAAGCCGACAGAACTCTTTCCGGGGCGGGTTCTCGACCGGCCGTAGCGGGCCACAGTCCCGGACGTTTTTGCTGGACTCTCGCCGGCGGGCGCCCTCCTCCTGACGGTGGCGCTCCCCCTGCTCTTTAGACCGTCTCGGGCTAGCTTTCTTCGCCGCCATACGCCCCCGAAACGATTATACCTTACCAACCCAACCAACTTAGTGCCGAAGTTTGGCTGTTCCCGCGGGGGTCAGGCCGGCCGGCCGCCG